ATAGCACAATCTGTTTATGCTAAAGCCGACACGTAAACCCCACACAGCCACGACATTAGGCGCAGCCGCTTCTACATTAGGCATTTCCGTTGCTGCTTTGCGGCGTATTCGTGACCTTGGGGCTGACGGTTTCACATCAAATGGGCGCGTGAATTGTGGCAAAGTTCTTGCGTGGATTGATGAAAACCCGGATTCCATTGACGATGATGCTCCGGACTACGGTTTGGAGCGTGCGCTCAAGACGCGGGTTGAGCGGAAACGGGCAGAACTGGCCCTGGACGTGGAGCGCGGGCGACTGATCGACGTGCAGACGGCGAAACGGACTTATGTAACCGAGGCAATCAAGCTGAAAGCCCGGTTGCTTCCAATCGGGCGGCGACTTTGTCAGCGGTTGGCAATGGAGGCCGACCCTATCAAGGTTGAGGAAGCAATTAACTCGGAGGTGTTGGCTGCGTTGCAGGAGGTGGCGGATGCCCAATGACCCGACTGCCGCGCTGGTCGATTCAATCCGGTCGGCATTCCGCCCGCCGTCCACGGCACCTATCTGGAAATGGGTTCAGGACAACATAGAACTACCAGCGAGCAACGCAATACCCGGCCGCGTCTCGTTTGACCTGTTCCCTGCATCGCGTATCTTCCTTGACCGTTGCCAAGAGCGACGAATGCGACGGGTGACGCAGATGGTGAGCGCACAATCGGGCAAGACGCAGAACCTTTACTGGCTAATTATGTGGCGGGTCATCAATCAGCCTACGCCGGCATGGTGGGTTGGTGCGAGCTATGAAAAGGTGGAGCAAGATGCGCAGAAACGTCTGTGGCCAGAGATGGACAGTTGCCCGCCGCTCAAGCCATACATGCCTCGGGCGTTTGAGAAGGGCAAGCGGCGGAAAAACCTGATGCGGTTCACCTCCATGCCGTTGAGCCTGCGTGGGAGCAATAGCCGAGTCATGTTGCAGGGAGACCCGGTGGGATTGGTCATCTGTGATGAACGGCGCGACTGGAAGCCTGGTGCAATTGACTTGTTGCGGAAGCGGCTTCGCACGTTCAGCGATTCGCTGGAAATCAGCACTGGCACTGCGGGCGTGCGGGGCGATGAGTTGCACACCGATTGGCTGCGCGGGTCTCAGACGATGATCCACTTCCGTTGTCCCAAGTGCCAGCATAGCCAGCCGTTCCGGTTCGGGCGTGACCCAACCGTCCTCCACCCTGATACACGTGAATGCGGCGGTGTGAAGTGGGAAGAATCAGAGCTTACCAAACCTGGTGGAGCATGGAACTACGAAGCGGTGAGGCCGACCGTATATTTCGAGTGTGAAAACCCCGATTGCCGCGCTCAACTGCGGCAACAGGACAAGCTGGCCGTGATTCAGAGCATACACGAGCACCACCGGAACCCCGCTGCCTTGCGGGCCGGGTTGTATTCCGTGCATTACAACGTGCTTTGTTTGCCTTGGGTGGACTGCGACTGGGGCAGTATTGCGGTTGAGTTTTTGCATGCTGTTGACGACGCACGGAATGGAAACTTGGAACCGCTCAAGGCGTTTGTTTGCGAAACGCTGGGCGAACCTTGGGATGACGGGCTTGGAGCCATTAACCTTTGGGACTTTCTGCTGGACCGAAAAGACGCTTACGAGTTCGGCGAAGAATGGCCAGAGGAAAAGGCTCGATTTCTTGCAGCCGACAAGCAAGAAAAGGGTGGTGAGCATTACTGGTGGGTCATTCGTGCATTTGGCTTGTTTGGCAAGTCGCGGATGGTTGCCCACGGTCGGGCTTCGTCCTATCTGGAGCTTGAGGAAATCCGAAAGCAATACAACGTCCCGGCCAAACGCAGTGTTATCGACTCAGGATTTAAGGCCGGCGAGGTGTATAGGTTTTGTTCTGGTTCATCGTGGAAGCCGATGAAAGGAGACCAGGTGCAATACTACCTTGTCCGCGATGTGGTCACGGCCAAGACCTACCGCCGACTTTGGAGCGAGACAACGGTTGACCGATTCTGGGACGCGCAAGCTGCGCAACAGCGTCAAATAAAACTCTGGCGGTTTGCGGATGACCCGACAAAGGATGAGCTTGCCGGCTACCTGTCCGGAGTGTTGGGGGAGTGGACGGTGCCAGCCAAGATCGGGCGCGAATACCTGCGACAGATGACAGGGGAACGGCGCGAGGAAGTTAAGGACAGCAAAGGCCGGCTGTCCTACGTGTGGAAAACGCACGGCGACAACCACTATTTCGACTGTGAAAAGATGCTTCTTGTTTGCGCCATTGCGAGCGGGTTGCTGAAAGCGCAGGAGAAACCGGAGGAAAAGAAATGAACAAAACCGCATTGGAACTAATAAAGACGGTTGCAGTGGCCATGCTGACGCTTGTCGTGTTGTGGGCGTTGCTGGCTGCGATGGCCGTATTCAACTCATGAACCCAAAACCATACATACAACCTGAACAATGGGGCTGGTGCATGCACGGCAACGAAAAAGCCTTTTGCGACACCCTGTTTGATACTGCCACCCGCAGCCGCAACGACCGCTTCAACTACCTGGAGTTGGGCGTTGCAAAGCTTGGAACCATGTTTGCCGTTCACCGAGTGCTCAGCAGTATGGGCATCCCGTTTGAAGTTGTCGGGATGGAACTGCCCAGTGACCCGTTTGGCGTGTCCGATGTTGTTTTACCTGCGGGCATGCGTATCATCTGGGCCGACACCCGCAGCATTGTTGGCGCTGGCGCAGACCGTGCTTGGGACGTTGCGCTAATTGATGCCTGTCACTGCGAAGAATGCACAACCAGAGACTTCCTTGCGGTGGAGGAAATCATTGCGCCGTGGGGGGCTGTTATCTTCCACGATGCGTCCCCCGCGTGTCAGGAGTGGGACAAGCAGCTATTCCACGAAGCCAGGCCGCTGCGCGTTCGCAAGGCCATCACTGACCTTGGATTGCTCACCGGGGACAGGCCAGGTTGGAAGCTCACGCATGATTTATACTCTGTGCCTAACGGGTGCGCCATATTTCGGAGGACACTATGAGACTTTACACCGTTGTCATGCCCTGCCGTTGGGGTTGGTTCACCGGCCTTGCTGCCGACCCGTTTCAAACCGCCAGCGTGTATCACTACGGCGAATTTGCGCGTGCTGAGTTTAACCTCATGCGCCAATTCGTGAAACCAAAGGCGTGCGTGCTCGATGTTGGGGCCAATGTCGGCAACATTTCGATGGGACTAGCGCACGCTGTGGGAGACGGCGGCTTGGTCATTGCCTTTGAGCCGCAGCGGTTCTGCTACGGGTGCCTGTGGGCCAACGTGGCCAACAACGGACTAATGCACATTGTCCACCCGCACATGCTGGCCGTTGGCGACAAGTGCGGTTCAATTGGTGTTCCTCCGTATCCTATCGACTCCAAAGTGTGCAACTCAGGCGGAGTGAGCTTGCTGGAAAAACACCAAATCACCGAACAGGTTCAGATTGTGACCATTGACAGCATCAACCTTGAGCGGTGCGACTTTATCAAGGTTGACGTTGAAGGGATGGAACCGCATGTGTTGCGGGGAGCGCGTGAAACCATTACCCGCTTCCGCCCAACAATCATGTGTGAGCAGTTGGACCACATGCAGGGCACCCGCGAGGCATTGGTTGAGATATTCAAGGCGCACGCATACAAGGCATGGAAGGTTTGGACACCGCTTCACGATCCAGACAACATCAAGCTCAACCGCGAGCCGGTATTCAAGATTAACCACGACCAGAACATCATTGCCGTGCCAAACGAGGCACCAGACCCAATACTGCCGGAGGTCAACGAAAGGCTGGCATGATGCTGCCAATCATCCCCCGTTTCTACTACTGCGGCAAACCCGACGATGGGTTTGGCTGGGGCGTGTGCAACGGCAACCTCGTGCGTGCGCTTGGTGAGTTTGTCAACGTGATTGTTGACGACGGCATGCACGGCATTCGTTCGCTGGATTACCCGTGCCTGATGCCGTATCCAGACCACACGCTAAAGCCATCCCGCCCGATGCGTTGCCCGCGGCTAATCGGCTACGGGTTTCCGGAATGGCCGATTGCGCCCGAAGCCGCAGACAACGCTGAAGCTTATCACACCGTTTTTGCTGGGAGCACTTGGGCAGCCAACCGACTGCGGGCGGCAGGCATTGACGCAGAGCCGCTGATTCAGGGCGTGGATTCTGACTTGTTCTCATATCAGCCGTGGCAGGATGGAGAGATGTTCAACGTGTTCAGCGGGGGTAAGTTTGAATATCGCAAGGGACAGGACATAGTTCTGGCCGCAATGGGCGAGTTCATGGCGCGGCATTCCGACGTTATGCTTACAATTGCATGGCACAACCCATGGCCGGAAACAGCCGAGAGCATGGTAGAGTCCAAGCTCATTGACCATGGTGACCCGGCAAAGCATATCCCCAAGGATCGGATGGTCGTGCTACCACCGTTAAACAACGGAGCTTTCCCAAAGATATACGCCAAGACGCATGTCGGTTTATTTCCCAACCGATGTGAGGCCGGAACCAATATGGTCATGACCGAATACATGGCATGCGGGCGTCCGGTCATTGCCACCAACGCTCACGGCCAAGCCGACCTGGATGGCCCTGGCATGTTCCCACTTGAAGACTTAACTCAGGACCACCGCGGGTGGTTCACTGCAAGCGTGCCCTGCGTGCTTGCGCAGCTTGAAATGGCTTATGCAATCCGAAACCAACTTGCCGGCCATGGACTTATGGCACGCGAAAACGCAACCCGATACACATGGAGAGAGTCCGCCCAGCGCATCGTCAACGCAGCCTTCAGTTGATGCGCTGGTAGCCGAAGCCAACCGCGCCGTTGCGCTGTTGGGCGAGGACCGGCCCGAGATGGCCGAGCCGATCATCCGGCGTGTGCTGTCCTACAAGCCCGATTCCGCAATCACCCGGTTCACGCTTGGCCTTATTCTGCTCAAGCAGGGTAAGCTTGCAGAAGGATGGAACCACTACGCCGCACGTTGGGCGTTGCCCCAATCTGGAACCCTTCCCAAGTGGGCACCTCGCTGGTTTGGTAAGCCGTTGCACGGTAAGACCATCATCCTGACTTGGGAGCAGGGCTATGGCGACTTGTGGCAGTTCGTGCGCTACGCCAAGACCATCAAGGCTCGATACCCGACCTGCACGCTGTGCATTGTCACTAGGCACGGCACCCGCAGCATGCTGGAATCCATGCGATGCTTCGACCGCATTTACGAGGACGGGGATTCGTTCGGAGACGGCTTCCCGGTGGATTACATTTGCCCCGTGATGGACCTTGCGCCGGGGTGCGGGATTATGCGCGTCAAGGACATTGACGGCTCACCATACATTCGCAAGCCTGAACCTTTGCCGCTGGTAGGCAGCTACAAGGTTGGCCTTTGCTGGTCCGGCAACCCCCAGAACCGTAAGGACGCATGGCGAAGCATCCCGTGGTCGGTGTTCTCTAGGTTGCTTGGAGTGCATGGCGTTACCTACTACAGCGTAGGCAACTCTGATTCTCGTGGGCTGCCTGAAATCCGTCGCACGCCTGACTGGATGGACACCGCCCGTGGTCTTGCTGCGCTTGACCTGCTCATCACGCTGGACACAGGCACAGCCCACCTTGCCGGGGCAATGGGGATTCAGACTTGGATGTTCGTGCAGTTGGGGGGTGACTTCCGATGGTTCATGAAGCCAGAACGAACATCGTGGTATAACTCCATGCGGCTATTCCGAAACGGGCAGGACCGTGACTGGCTACCAGTGGTGGACCGTGTGCGCTCTATGCTAAAGTCTAAAGTTCGACCCAAGTCTTGACGCGTATGGCGTGTGCGCTGCGTCCGGTTTCGTATCCGACCGCAGATGGGTGGCGGCAAACCAACCCCTCACCACCATTGTCTCGGACACCATTGAACAGCTTGGCTAGGTGCCTGCGGTTCTGGACTGTCCACGCTTCCACCGTATCGGGCCAAACGGCGCGGGCCGCTTCCAACCGCTCAGCGTAGGTGCCAGCGGATTGGGGAGCATCGAAAGCGGTAAACCGCACGCTGGAGGCATCCCGGCCAAGCTGGACGGCCTGACGGGCAATCTCAAAGCCACCGCGCCCAGCATGCACCTCACCGTCAAGGTGAACCCGTGGCGGTAGCTTAGACGTGAGTCTCGGCAGGTCTGCGATGATGTTCCCGCCACGGGTCCAAAGTTGTTCGCCGTCCCAATAGGCGCGGCAACCGTCGAGCTTCTCAGTGGCCAGCCAACCGTTCAGCCGTTGGCCGGTCCAATCCTTCAGCAGGGTCATCTCAGCTTCCATCATCGCACTGGAAGCCTAGCATGCCCGCCCGTCCGCGTCAATACCCTTTCGCACTGTTTTCGCATCTATAGATGGCCGAACGAAGGGCAATTTTGTTTGCGTGGACCGCGTGGCTTGCCGCTGGCAAGTCAGTTGGGAATGCACGCTATGCGCTGGAACAACTGGCGCAGAGCCGGCACTCCGAAATTCAGGAGGGCCGAATTGTCGTCAACACCTCAGAAAACGGCGGGTCGGTTTCCTTCGCAGTCCCTCAGAACCTTGGCCCCGAGGCCATCGTTGATCTGGCTCATCAAGCCGTTCATTGGATTGACGACACCATCCCAGAGGAAAGCTGGGAGGATGCCGAAGCGTCGGAATCCTACTTCTTCCCCAAGCGCATCACCAGGTTGGTTCCGCGCTTTAGCACACAGGAGGCTTTCTAGGCATGGCGACACGCAAGACCTCCACCGTATCTGCCCGCACGCGCAAGGCTGCGTTTGCCCAGCGCAAATCCCCTGCCATTGCCCGCGGCCAGCCGTTGGATTACGAGGCCACCAAACACAGCACCTCCCGCACATGGCTTAACCTCACCGGGTTTGATGGCGCATACAGCGACGGTGGTGCGGTGCGGACCAAGGTCTCTCAAATCTCCCGCTACCTCTACGATAACAACCCGCTCGTTGCCTTGGCCATTGGCCAAATCGTCAACTATGTCTGCCCAATCATTCCGCAAGCCTCAACGGAAAACCCAGTATGGAACACTATCGCGGAGGATTATTTCACAAACTGGGCCAAGCGTTGTGATGTCACGGGGCGCTACAATTTCTGGGCCTTTGAAGAAATGGCCTGTATCGCCCTTGACGTTGACGGTGACGTGGGATTCCTCGCCGCGCTGGATGACTCCGATCCGCGTTTGCAGTTGATCGAGGGTTTCCGCATTGCCCAACCCAAGGACTCAGCCAAAGCACAGGCGTATTTTGATGGCGTCAAGCTGGACAATTTTGGTCGGGTGGTCGGGTATCACCTTGACCCAAATGACTCCGCGGCGGATGTCGATATCAACCAGCTCAAGTTAATCCGCTCCGTTGAGCGGTATTCTGCCTATCGAGGTATCGGAGCACTCCGCCGCGGGGCCAATGACATCCGAGACCATGCCGACATCAAGGCATTCATGAAGCTGGGCGCAAAAATAGATTCCAGCATCCCGGCAGTCATCGAGGGCGGGCCGACCACGGAGAACGAGTGGGGCAAGGACGACGCTGCAACATCAAGCGATAGTGCATTCGACAAGACCAAGGGCAACATGGACCTGCTGGCCGGCAACATTCCTGTGTTGCCTGCTGGCCAGAGCATCAAGGCCATCGAGACACAGCGCCCGTCTCAAAACCTCATCGAATTTCTGGACACGCTCAGTGGAAACATGGTTGCCGGCTTGGGTGTGCCCCCTGCGTTTTTCCTAGACGCAAAGCTTACCGGACCCAATGCCCGCAGCGTCAACGGCAAGGCGCAGCGAGCATTCCAACGCCGCCAGCGCATCCTGGCTGATCTAGTGGAATGGACATGGGTGCGCGTGATTGGTCACGCAATCGACAACGGGCGTATAAATGCTCAAAAAGGCTGGTGGCGCGTGGCCTTCCAGTATCCCCCGGCACTGACCATAGACGCCGGTCGCGAAGCACAGCAGGAACGGGACGACTGGGCCAGCGGGTTGAACACGCGCCAACGCATCTACGGCAAGCAGGGTTGCGACTGGCAGCGCGAGATTGACCAGAGTTTTTCCGAGGACAGCTATGTCATCCAAAAAGCAAGCGAACTGTCACAACAGACCGGAATCCCGGTTGAACAAATTCTGGCGCGCTATGGCTACGGCGGCAAAGGAGGCGCTCCACCCGTCAACCCGCAGCAACCGCAAAACAATGAACCCAACAATGTTCCCAACAACTAGGCGGCTCTGTTCCGAGATTCCGCTGGTAAAGCCGGGAGCCCTCGTGGCCCTGCTCCAAAACTATGCGGCGGAACCGCCAGAATATGGCGACATCCGAGAATGGCTTGCACCGCAACCATACGAAGCCGAGAAGGGCATCCATGTTCTGCCTGTGCGCGGTGTGCTTGCGGCCAACCCTCACCCGATGGAATTGCTCATGGGGATGGAAGATACCAACGCCTTAAGCGAAGCGTTTGTGCGGCTAGCGGAGGACCCCAGCGTCAAGGCCATCGTGCTGGACATCGACAGCCCTGGCGGATTCGTGACTGGAGGGCCAGAGTTCGCAGACGAGGTTCGTTTGGCTGCGACCAAGAAACCCGTCCACGCTCACACTTCTGGCGACATGTGCAGCCTGGCCTACTGGATCGGGTCGCAGGCAACGCGACTGACCGCCTCCCGCTCGGCCACCGTTGGCAGCATCGGCGTTTATTCCGCATTCGTGGACTATACCCGCATGCTGGAAGCCGCAGGAATCAAGGTGGAGGTGTTCACCAACGAACAAGGCACCCTCAAGGCTGCGGGCTACCCCGGCACCAGTCTCTCCGACGAGCAGCGGCACGATATTCAGATGGGTGTCGAGGACACCTTTGCCGATTTCCGCGAAGCCGTCACCAAGGCCCGCCCCGAGGTCACGGATGACCAGATGAAGGGCCAGACGTTCAACGGGCGGCAGGCGGCCAAGCTCGGTTTGGTTGACGGAGAGGACTCCCTTGAGGGGGTAATTGCCGACCTGCTTCGCACTGTTCCTACATCTATAGACGACGAATGAAAACTTTAATTGCCATTTTGCTGATGGCGGCAGGCATGGTGCACGCCGCCGAAAACTACATCGTGCAGGACTGCACACTGCCCGTGTCGTCGATTGGAGCAACTAGCAACGCTGTTCTCAACGCCATCATTGACACTGGCGGGCAAGACCCGTTCCAGGTCTTGTTTCAGTTCGTGGCTGTTACCAATGCTGCTACCGACAACCAGACGGTGACCATTGACGCATCCATTGATCGCGCAAACTGGTTGTCTCTTGGAACCGTCTCCATTGCCGCAGATGGAACAAATACGGTCACTGCTGTTACGAACCTAGCCACTGGAAACTTCCGGTACATCCGTATGACCTCGTGGACCAATGAGATACAGGAAGCCGGGGATACCATAACCAACATCGTAATTCGTTACGGAACCGTCAGGAAGGACTAACCATGAACAGAATCGAAACTTTGCTTTGTGAAATTGATGAACTCAAGGCAGCCAACACCGCCGCCACCGAGCAAGTCGCCACTCTTACTGCTGATCTACAGGCCGCTTCCGCCAAGGCAGCGGCTGGCGCTGAAGCGCAAACTGCTCTCGTTGAAGTGACTGCCGAACGTGATGCCCTCAAGGCACTGAACGAAGCGCAGTCTGCTGACGTGACAGCTGCGCGTTCCAAAATCGAGGAACTGACGGCATCTCAGGCCGACTTCGATTCCAGGCTTGCGGCTGAAATCACCAAGCTTGGCATCCGCCAGACTCCAATCGAGGGAAGCAAGCCTGCGCTCAGCACTCCGGAAATCATCGAACAATTCCGCACCATGAAACCCGGTCCGGAACGCTCTGCATTTTACGAGCAGCACAAGGCTGTTCTGCGCTACAGCTAACCAACAACAAGAAAGGATAACACCACATGGCAAACACTATTGCCGGTTGCAACCTGACGGCCATTGCGGAGGAAACCCTCCCCGCGCTGGAGTCAGCATTTGGCCCTCTCAAGGGCATCATGACCGATTTCGACTCTGACGTTGCTCAGGCCGGTCAAATCGTCTCCACCCGTATCCCCACGCGTCCCACTGCGGTCACGCTGGCCAGCGGTTACACGCTGACGGATACCACGCTCACCGCGGTGAACATCACGCTTGGCACGTTCTACGGCTTCGTGTGGGGATTCACCGATGTGGAACGCAGCTACAGCGCCGTTGCGCTCAACGACATATTCATTCAGCCCAGCGTGAATGCTCTGGGCGTCAAGGTGTTTGGCGACATTTGGAACCTCGTGACCAATGCCAACTTCACCACGACATCCGAGTCCACCATTACCGCGGCCAACTTCGACCGTTCCGACCTGGCCGACATTGGAGCCAGTATGACCGCGGCGTATTACCCAAAACAGGGTCGCACGCTCTGGGCATCGCCGGCCTACTACGCCGGGCTGGTCAAGAGTTTGAATGGGGCTGAGTTCCCCGGCCAAAGCGCCGACAAGGCCGAGGGCATGGCCATTCGCACGGCGGGTTTTGACTGCTATGAGCAGAGCGATGCCGACGCCAACAGCATTACCTTGGGCGCATTCGCCTTCCATCGTTCCGCGCTCTGTATGGCGGCTCGTCGGGTGGATAGCACCGGGGCACAGGCTGCCGGCGTGGAAGTGGCCGACGTGAATGTTCCCGGCCTCAATATCCCGATCCAGTGGCGACGCTGGTATGACCCGAACACCGGGACGCTCCGCATGTCCGTTGGGCTGCTCTATGGTGTGGCCAAGGGCACGGACTACGGGCACAAGATCGTGGGCGACACCTAAGCCTTAACATGCACCGCATCTCCACAGCCCTGAACGTGTCACCCGCGGGAAAGGTGACCGTCCTTTACGCTGGCACCGATGCCTCCGCGGCACTCGCAGCTTACAAAGGCTGCGTGTTGCCGGGGAAGTCCGTTGTCATCATCAACGCTGCGCCAGAACGCAGCAAACACCTGCGACCCGTTACCGCGGCGGTACAGGCACCGGAACCGGAGCCCGTAAAACGGGCCAAGTCCAAGTAGGGGGACACGGCAAACATTTGGGGGATTGGTTTGTGTTTGTGGCCCGCGTGGTCTTAGTGGCCACGCGGGTTTTTAACGACAATGGCAACGTTGAGCCACAACTTGAGGGTACAGGGGTTTAAGGCCAACCGTTCCGTGCGAGGGAAAACCCTCGTGTTGGTGCGGACTGGTGCATCATACCTTGCACTGGTCAACGTGGTCGGGCAGGTGGACTACTACGGCAACGGCAACGTGCAAACTCGCAGCGACGTGCAAATTCTGCGTTCGGATATTGGCGACGTGCTGCCTGCCGCCGATGATGTGTTCACGGATTCTGACGATGGGGTAAAACACGTTATCACCGATGCGCCCGATTGGCAAAGCGATGCGTTGGTGGTCAAGTTCGGGTGCCGTGTGGAGGTGTCATCGTGACCGTCAAGCTGGACATGCGCGGGCTGAATGGTGCAATAAATGCCTATCGGCGCGAGTTTAATATCAGTGCTGATCGCGCACTAAGAACGCAGGGCCGACTGCTGGCCGAACAGCTTATCAAGTTCACCCCGCCGCGCAACATGGCCCAAGGCAAGGTTGCTGTGCGCCGCGACATCGCCTCGACCATGCGCCCGCTTTACAAGGCAAAAGGCGCCAATGGGCGTTATTTCTTTTTCAAGAATGGCAAGTCCTACACCGTGCCAAAGGATTCAGCGCCAGGAACAAAGGTTTTAGCCATCTCAAACGATGGTTCGCTACAGCAAATTGATTTCGAGCCGACGCTAGGCGGCCACGAGGTGTCTTTCGTCCACCAAGCAAGACGTGGTGCGTGGGGCAGAGCACTAAAGACTCAGGCTAGGGTTCCCGCTGGTGTGGCCCGAAACGAGTACAAGGCCGAGATGAAGAAAAGCGAGGGCATGGTCGGACAGGCCCGAGGCGGCTGGGCGGCTGGTGTCATCAAGTTTGGCGGCAACGTGCCTGCGTGGATTCGCAAGCACCTAAGCGCGGGGCGGGCCGTTTACAACCGGCACGCTACGCGCCCTTCCATCCTGTTGGAGAATTTCAGTCAGTGGGCAAAGCACGATCAGAATACGAACCGTGTTTTGCAAAATGCAATCAAATCCAGAATCCGCGACATCGCCAAGGCAATTCGCGTTGCTCAACGGGACGCTACGCAACGGGCCAGAATGATTCGCGGAATCGCAAAATAAAGGAGACAACACATGGCAGCAACTTACAACGACAACACAGTCCAATATGGCGCAAGGATTCTCACGGTTAGCACCGTGGCCTTTGTGGCCGACAACTACGAACTCACCACTCCGTCAACAGTTATCGAGCGCACCAACAGTCTCGGAGAGCCGTCCGGTTCAGTTGGCATCGCCGGGTTCGTGCGTGGCACCGCTACCGTTCAGTTGGCCACCAGTACGACCACAGCGCCGACACTGGGAGCGACGTTCGTTGCCGATTCCAGCACATACTACGTGACCGACGTGGGTGCACCAGAGAGCAGCCAGGGCGAAAAGAAGGTCAACATTTCCTTCATCAAGGCATACGGCTGATGTCTGCTCTGTTTGACACCATCCCAGGTTACCGGGAGGCGGTTGAACAGGAGAACGCTTTGCGGGAAGCAGCCTTCCTGCTTGAGCAGGACGAGATCGACGGCGTTCAAGTTCGACCAATCACCGTGCGGCACATGCTTACGCTGCACGGGATGCGTTCTCCGTTCGTTGCCGGAGGCGAGGTGCGCCCGCGGGATGTTGTATTGTTTCTATGGGTGGTGTCGCCCGTGCGGGGCACCACTTCTTTGGAAGCGTATAGTGCTACGTTCCGCAAACGCAACTATGTCCGGTTATGCGCGGCCATCCGCAAGTTTGTTGAGGATGCGTTTCAGGACGCGCCGGCAAGCACCGGCAACCTGCCAGTGCCGTTTTGGAGTTGGGCCGCTGGTGTGGTGGACCGCATAGCATTCGCCTACCATTGGAGCGAGGCTGCCATTCTTGACATGCCGCTGGCACGCTTGTTCCAATACATCAAGATTTTGGATAAGCGTGACGATCCGAACCGCATCTTGTTTAATCCATCTGACAAGGTGCGCAGCCGCTGGTTGCAGGAACAGCCACAGAACTAATGTTCACCGAACACATCAAGGTTTTATTGGGACTAGACAGCACCGCGGTTGACCGTGGGCTGGCCGGCGTGGAAGGCAAGGTGAACCGGACGGGCAAGGCCATGCAGACACGCTTGCAGGCTGCCCAGCGTTCCTTGCGTGCGCTTGCACTGGAGTTCCCCGTGCTTGGTCGCCTCACTGAGTTGGTGTTCAACCCCATTTCGCTGGCGGTAGTTGGATTGGTTGGTGCCTTCAAGCTGTGGAGGTATCGTGTGCAGGAACTTCAAAAGACGTTTGGTGAGACCAAGATTCCCGACTTCTTTACCACGGAGGGCAAGAGTCGCATCGATGCTGGGGCAGAAAGTTGGAAGAAATACCGTGAATCGGTGCAGGCTACCACCGAAAGCATGCGCGGGCTGGAAGCGCAGCATGGCCGCACCATGCAGGCCATCCAACGGTTGTTTGATCTAATGGATGAACTGGCCGGCCCGTCTGCTGGTCGCGACAAGGAAGAAACCACACGCCTTGCCGGCGAGAAGTCGGCAATGGCCGGTCGTCTCAGTTCCCGCGCTGCCACAGCCAGGATTCAGGCAGAACGCATCCGACAGGGATTGAACACCGGAATTGCTGGCATGTCGCCTGCATCTCGCAATCGTTTAATCGAGGAAAACCGAGGCGTGCTTACCGGGGCAGAAGCAGACATCAAGACACGCCAGGAACGGATTGGATTCTTAAATGAGGCTGAGAACGCAGGCTGGGCCAACCAAGGCACCAACATCAAATTTAGGGCCCGCTACGGTGGCATGGGGATTGAGCAGGCCCGGTCATTGGAAATGCAGATGCTCGCACGTGCTGAACAACAGAAGCGCGGAGCCGAGAGCCGCATTCAGTCCATCGAGACGGCAGGCAAGTCTGAACGCGAACGGATGGACTCACTACTCGCCCAGGCTGCCAAGGATGAGGGCGAGTCCGCCAAGCTGCGCGGTGAAGCCAATGACATGAGCCTGCAAGGGCAGATTGCGGCAGGGGTTGAGAGGCTGAAGTCTGGCAGGCGTCTGATTCCATCAAAGCTTGGCATGGGAGAATCCACCAGCGTGGAAGCGGTCAACGCAATCCGAAGCGCCTTGGCTCAGGCTGGCGCCTTGGGCGGCAACGCTGAGCAGATGGGAGCAGCATTGGAAAAGATGGGCCTTGGCAAAAAGTTTGGGCAGAACCAAGAGCCGCAGGAACGAACCGCCAAGCTCGTCGGTGAACTCATGAATCTGGCCAAGGGCGGCGGCATCCGCGTCAACCCCGTGATGGGAAAATAATATGGCACTCCTTTGGACCGATGGCACATGGACCACTGAATCGCAGCTAGGCACCCTGCGCTTCAGCTACCCAATCGACGGCGTGACATCTGCCATCGTGGCAGAGGCAGACTATGTTGTGCAATCGGCCAACTACACCGTGCCAACGCTAGGCGCATCGTCTGCGCTGGCCATCGGCGGGTCCACGCTCCAATTCTACCTTGTAGGAGACGGCCCGGCATCTGACATTGGCGGTGGCATGGTCAAGTGGACACGCAAGTGGTGCACAAAACCAGGTACCCATGACGATTACGAGAACTACGCCTATAACTTCATCGGGTTTTATGGCAGATGGGGCATTGGCGAAATCTCAGCCAGCGGGCGGGATCGGTTTACAAAGGTGGTGCTCAGCCGCATTGCGAACATCTACTACGTGATTGCCGCATCTGGCGGCGACTACACCGCAGCATCAGGAATCCCAAACATTGACGTTCAGCGGTATGTGGTCAACGGGACGATCATGGAGATGGACTACCTTGCAGACGCCCCACCGTTTACAACAGCCACAAACCCCAGTCGCACCACCTATGAGGGATGGGTTAGCGGAGGCACGGAGATCGTTGCAGAGGAAAGCAACGTACACCGTTGGATGGGTCCAATATGGGTGCGCCGCACCCGCTACGTTGTCGCGCTCTGATGCTTAACATTCCACCACCCAAGGCCGGAGGCCCGGCACTCCCGCTCTCGGCGGAGTGGATGGGTGAGATGCACCGCACGCTCCGCGCCTTGAGCAACATCGAAGTCAAGCGTGGCGGCGGAGACAACGTTGCCTACTCGGACGCAAACGTTGTCATTACACTCAAACGAATTGAGGACGTTGCTGCCACGTTCGCAGGAAGCATCGCGTGGGGAAAACTTCAGTCTGCACACACTACTACAAACGACTACGTAAGCGTCAAGCTTGTCAGTTACAACGCTTCGACCAACGCATGGGACGAGACCGGGGACGCTTTCAACGCAGCCCTGCCAGTCCTACAGCGCAACGCATCTATGCCATCTAGCGATCACGCTGACGCTGTGGCAGTCCTATGGCCAGTCTATGCCAGCGGCGACATAGTGCTTATGGTCAAGGTAAACGGCGGCACAGGTGTTGAGGTTAGCAGTGCTGACTTGGAATGGTGCATAGTCCCAAACGAGCGGTCGTGGTGTTTCGAGGTGCCAATCTGCACGCCAGATGACATCTATTATGCAATAATGCCTGCGTGGTCCATGTCGGACACGGCCAGCGGAACATTCAACGTGGTGGATTAAATATGGCTTACGGGCTAGGATGTTGCGACTGCACTAGAGACTCTATTGAATCAGTTCTTGTTTTGAGCCAGGAAACAGATTCAAGCGGGCCACTAGACACTACTGATTTTGATTTCCCTGATCCTGTGCCTGACGGAATAAGGGAGTTGCAAGTTGCGCAAGTAACTGACCCGGACACTGAGACCCTGACGACGTTGCCCGGTGTGATAACATGGGATGACACAAATGAGCAGGTTGTTGTTGAATATGGTGGTAACACCTACAACAAAATGGGTATTGCAGCGTTTAGCGGTGGATGGAAAACAGACGTAAAAACTCAAGCATGGCGGAAGATGCGGATTCGTGGAAACGTGTCTGGCGTTATTCTCTATTACGACTCTGGAGCCATTTCACCGCCGTCCGATTATCCTACGCCTTCTAGCTACGCGGCCGGCTCTGCGTCTGATGAAGTGCCGCTAGATATTACATGCCCAGACCCAAGCGGGAGTGCGTCGTTGGACCTATATTCTTGCGCGGTTTTCATTCCATACCTTGATTACGGAGATTTAACTTTCCCAATAGACGTTGATGAAATCTATGCCTATGGCTCTGTTTAATCATGGTAGTTGAATCTGTCAAAGATTGTGAGCCTGTCACTGGCGCTGTGTGGGTTCCAGTTGCGCAGATGTTTTGCCGACAAGTTGCAGATGGACCACCAATGAGCAGACAGGATGCTGTTGCAAGACTGAGGCTGGCAACATGCGCCGGCTGCAACTTGCGAAGCGCAGATTGGCATTGTGAGGCTGTCACTAACGTCATGTTTTGCAGTTCGTGCTTGAGGCTTGCCCGTCGTGGATTATGCCCGTTAGCACTGTTCCCACATTTATGATGAGGCCGCTGCCATACATCCAAACATGAACCGCATGCTCAGAACATTTTTTGCCTTGCTCATACCAATTGCCGTCCACGCGGCAGTAATCGAGGGTGACATCCGCGACATTACCGGGACGAACGGGTTGAACACCGCCGTCCGGTTCACGCCGTTGAGCTTCCCGCTTGCGGACGGAGACGCCGTTGTGGCTGGACCGGCGCGTGTGATTGTGCCGCGGTCTGGACTGTTTACGAACACGTTCAGCGCCGGCAACTACAAGGT